CGTCTTCCGTTTCTCCACCAAAAATTGGATCATCGTTATTATATTTATTCATAATTTCATCGCATTTTGTATTAATCATATCTATCTTTGTTTTGTATTCTGTTTTGGCTGCTTTCATATGAACATGCATCCATAATAGGGTATCATCAATGTAATCACGTAATTCGTATTTATCGTCCAAGTCTAATTTTAAATTATTACTAGTTAAAATATCAAATAAATTGTTGCATAAATCAGTTAAACAACTTCGTAATTCTTTTATTTCATTTTTATCAGCATCGGGTATTTTATCCAGTCCAAGTTCATCATTTTCTATTTTATCAAACGTTTGTTTTATAAATTCTTCGTCTTCATCATCGCCATAGACATTTGTGGCTGTATTTTTATCATTATTCGTATTAGCTTTTATGGAATCTTCATTGTCAATATTCGCTTTTAATATCAATGTCCCATATTTTCTTTTAATTTTATCTATTATATGTTTGTATTCATCATCTTCTCTTTCCGTGTATATTTTTTCTTTTAACCATTTTTCTATATTTCCTATTTCTTCTTGTATTGAATTCTTATCATCAGAACTTAATTTATATGTATCATTAGATATATTATATTTTATATTACTACATAAATCATCTATTTCGTAATAGAATTGTTTTTTGACTTTTTCTACTTTATCTTTCAATTCATATTCTCGTGACTCCATAATCATTTTTTCTATCTGTTTTTTTGTTAATCTTCCCTTATTACCAGTTATAGTTATACTATTTTTATTTCTTGTTTCTGTATCCTCAGCCGTTACAGTAATTATTCCGTTTGCATCTACATTAAATTTTACTTCTATTTCTGCAACACCTCGGGGCATTGATTCAATACCGTTCAACTCAAAATCACCAACGAAGAAATTATCTTTTGTCATTTTTCTCTCTCCCTCGAATATTTTTATTAAGACTGATGTCTCATAATCTGAATCAGTTGTATACAATCTTTTTTTTGAAAATGGTATTATAGTATTTCTTCTGATTAGTGTATTCATTACACCACCTATTGTTTCTATACCCAATGATAGCGGTAATACATCGAGTAATCTTACAGATTCTGAAAATGGATCATCGTCGTGTGATAATATATATCCTTGAATTGCAGCACCCATTGCAACAACTTCATCTGGATTAACTGTACAATTTGGTTCTTTTCCAAAGTACCTTTTAATATTTTCTCTAATTATCGGCATTCTCGTCATGCCACCAACCATAATAATTTCATCAATATCTTCCGTTGACATCCCTGTTGTTTTTAATAAATCGTCCAGTGGCTCAATAGAAATAATTAATAAATCTCGACACAATTCAATTAATTTATCTTGTGTTAAGGTAATATAAAGATCATTTTCTTGATGAAAATCTTTGATAGCTATAGTTGTTCTGACTGTTGTTGAAAGCATTTTTTTAGCATTTTCGCATTGACGCTTCAATTTCTGTAATGATAATGTGCTTAACTCCTTGTACGAATCAACTTTATTAACTTTTTTAAAATATGCCAAACAATATTTCATTATTTTTTTATCAAAATCTGCACCACCCAAATGACTTATACCAGCTGCACCTAATACTTCAAAAATTCCTTCTGTTATATTCAGTAAAGAAACATCTAATGTACCACCTCCAAAATCATATACTATCACATTCATTTCTGATTTTTTACATTTTTTAGTGTTATGTTTACTCAATGATCTATTTTGTAATCCGTAAGCAAGTGCTGCAGCTGTTGGTTCATGAATAATTCTAAGACATTCGAGTCCAGCAATAGTTGCAGCATCTTTCGTCGCTTGTCTTTGTGCATCGTTGAAATTATGAGGTATTGTAATAACAGCTTTTGTTATATCTTTTTTGATATATTCTGATGCCATTGTTTTTATTTTGCTCAATATCATACCAGATATTTCTTCCGGAGTAAATGTTTTATCAATCTCCGTCTTAATCAAAATATTATCAATTTCTGAATTATTTATGTTGCTCATATTATTTATATTATTCATATCGTTTATATTGTTGATATGATTGGCACCTACAATGTCATATGTCAAAAATTCTTTATCATCGCAAACAGATTTATCATTTATTTTTTTACCAATTAATCTTTTTACTTCCGTTATTACATTTTTAGGATTCAATTCTGTCTGATTTTTTGCATCTAATCCAATATATCTTGATTTCTTTGTGAATGCAACAATACTCGGTATTGTTCTATTACCAAATTCATCAGGTATTATCTCGATATTACCATTGCGCCATATCGCACAACATGTATTTGATGTTCCGAGATCAATACCTAAAACTATATTATCATCATTATCATTATTATCATTATTATCATTATTATCATCATTATTATTATCATTATAATTATTGTCATTGTTTTGTATAGGTTTTGAATAAATTCTATCAGCATCTTTTTTTGTCATCTTAACATATTTATTCGATTTGTTTGATTTATTTGATTTATTTATTTTAGTCTGTTTATTTGTATTATCTTGATGTGATTCGTAATCAGAACCGGCATCGGAATCAGGATCGACATCTGATTCTGATTCTGATTCTGAATCTAAATCAATCTCTGAATCCGAATATATTTCTGAATCGATTGGATCATGAGAATTTGACAATGATTCTGAATTATCGAGAGGATCTATTTTATCTTTGACAGATTTTTTATATCCTTTGGTATCATTAAAGTAATTATCTATTAATAAATCTATTTCATCGTTCATTGTAATATATTATAGCATATCTATTTTTTTATAGTCTTCTAACACAACTATTTAAAATATTGTTTTAATTTTATAATTAAATATTCGAATTAGAAACAATAGATTTTTTAATATCATTTTGAGATGTCTCTATTGATCCATTTTTTGCATTTATGTCATCAATTGCACAGCATATTTTTTCCATTGTCATCATAACATCTTTCATATCAGATATTAAAAAATATAATTTATCTCTTACATTTAATGGAAGATATGTATCAGTCACTTGGGAAGACTCTGTTTTATTATTATTTTTTTTTGTTATATGTGATATATATGATAATTTATTAACCATGTCCATATAGCCAACAGTTGTTTCATTCCAAATTTCATTGATATCCTTTATATAAACATCAGATTTAACTTCATTTGTATCTTTCCATTGTGTAAAAGACGATGAATTATTTTTATAAGATTCCATGTATATATGTGTATGTATATATATATATATATTGGTAATATATTGATATATTGATATATTGATATACTGTGTTATATATTATATTTTTGGTTATGGAGGGTTATAAAAATAATTTCAATCAACAATAGTTTTTTTTTGTCTCATTCTATATTTATCTATTTCTTGATTTGTTTCCACTTTAGTTTCTGTTTTAATTTCTATTTTAGTAGATGGATTTGATACTCTATCATTAATTCCATTTACTTCAGTTTTAGTGCGAGAATAATACTTAAATTTATCTATATCATTTATACTCGTGCTAGTATTCATTAACTCTGGTTTATTATCCTTTTCATCATTATCGTCTATTTTAATACTGCTCTTGTTTTTTTTAATTTTTTTTATTGATTTATTTTTATTATTGTCATCGTCAGAATCATCACTATTATCACTGGTATTATTATCATTGTCGTCATATATATAACTAACTTTTTGTATTGTTTTTTTATTTTTGTTATCTATTTTACTTATCGTTTCACGAATTAAATCTCTTGCATCTTCACCTAAATCTTTTTCCAATTGTTCCTGTAAATCTTTTACATTCGTGTCATTGGATACTTCATTCGATAAATTTTTAATATCTTCATCATTAAAAACACCATCATTAATTGCGGAATCAATAAGATCCTCAATTCTTTTCTTATCGCGTTCGAGTTCCATTTGCTGATTTTGATAATATTCCATTTTACCTTTTTTTAATTTCTTAAAATCAGCAGGATCATATTGAATTCTAAATTTAGATTTATTACACCATTTAAATTTCTTTTTATATTCACCCTCCTTTGATGTGGAGTATATAACCTTCAAATCACTATCATGTTTTTCTAATACATTCTGAAATTCATGATATTGATCCATTAATCCAATTTTATCCGCGTCGGTTGTTTTGTGTATAATGAGTTTTTTGGCATCTCGACCTACATTCTTTTTATAATATTCTGGATCATCCATTACATCTTTCAGGGCACTTTTGTACGGCTCATTTGTGCGTGTATTCCAATAATTTAATAAAAATGTATTATTTTTACCATATTCCATCATACTTTTATTTTCATATGCGGTTATCAACTCTTGAGGATTATTGTTTTTTTGTACTTTTATAGGTTCTATAATCGCATTACGAAAACTATCTTTATCCATATATCTATCTAATTCACCATATTTTTCGTATTGTTTTATTTGTTGTAATTGTTTCATTTTACTCATTTGTTGTTGTATTCTAGCTATACGTTCTCTCTCCATAGCTTCATTTAGTCTATTCAAATTTGGATTATTATTTAGCAATGAATTTCTTTGTGCTGGTATATTATTCATTTTATAATTCTGGTAACCTCTTAACATATTATTTCCGTAATTACCCTGTGAATTTACATTTAAATTCTGATTTGGTTTATTATGATTATTGTAATTACCATAATTATTTGTATTTGAGGGATAATACGACGAAGGTGAAGACTTATTACCCAAATTGTTATTCATCACAAACTATATTATTCTCCCCCACAAAAATAAATTTGTTTTAAACTTAAAGTTACATTGATATCTCTCATTATAATATCAATTATAATGTCAAAAAATCTATATGACATTTTGGAAGTAAATAAAAATTGTTCACCTGAAGATATAAAAAAAGCATATAGACGTATGGTCGTAAGATATCATCCTGATAAATTTAATAATACTGACGACACATTTTCGAGAGAGCAAATAAATGAAAAATTTATTGATATTAAAAATGCTTATGATATATTAGTTGATAGTAAAAAACGTCATTCATATGATATGTTGAATGGCAATGATAAAGATCTATTATACGATAGATTGAAACAATTTATAAAATACAATTTTTCAAATGATATTGATTATTATATCAAATTATTTTTTAACAGTGATGATAATCTCAAAGACTATGTTTCCAATATGGATATTCTTGGAATATATAATCAAATAACTAGTAAAATGGCTGATATAGATCCATATTCTGTTCAATATCCTGAATTTATTAAACATAAAACTAATAAATCATATGAATCACAAATTGCATCAATGACATCAATGACATCAATGGCATCAACAATGCCAATAATACCAACAGATCCGTTAGAAATAATTAGACAATCGGAATTTGAAGAATCAATATCCGATGACGATGTTGATTCTATTTTAGGTCAAAACGATATTGTTGATTTAAATATACATGGCAAATTGTATACAACATTATACGAAAAATATAATGATAAATATCGAAAAATACAAATTAAAAGAAAAACAAAAGATGATATAGTATTATTTATTCCTTTGAGAGAATCATATTATATTATTAAAAACGAGGGTGAATATATGGAAAATAATAATATTAGTGGTGATGTTGTATTAGAAATTATAACTGTCAATGATAATACAAATAACGATTATATTGTAAAAGGAAATGATATATGTGTAACTAAATATATTAGTCTATATGAGTATCTATACGGAGGTAAATTTACAGTGACATTATTTAATAACAATATTGATGTCGAACATAATGGATTTCCTGATAAAGAACCATTAATTATGCTCGAAAATAAAGGTATGATTTATACAAGTTCAGATCAACAAAATGAACCGAATGAACAAAATTATTTGCCAGATATTATGAATCTGTCTAGGGGAAATTTGTATATACTTTGTAGAATAAAATCGTTGGATTCACTAAAAGATAATATCAGAAATATTAGTTTAAATGATTAATATGTTTATAAATAAAAAAATAAAATAAAATAAAATGTTCATTAATTGTAATATTAATGAGTATCAATAAATATTCAAAAAAAATAATTAAATTTATTGATGATATTGTATGTACCGACGGAATTAAAGATTGTAGATCAATTCCAGCGTTTGAATTTAATAAAGAATCAGATTCCATTGGTAATCAAGATGTTAGTATTAATACTACCATGTATGCGGATATTAATAAATATATTTCACAAATATCAAAAAATCATAATATAAAAAAAATATTCAATATAATATCAGATACATATAAAAAAACATATATTACTCCTGGAAGTAATATCAATACTGAATCATATGCAATTAAAAAAATACACACTATCGACCAATACCCATTGATTTATATTTTTTTATGTAAATTATATGAAAAAGGATTACTCGATAAATTAATAGACGAGGATTTTAGTAAATATTACTCATCTTTTTATGATTTTACTTCTTGGTACAGACGGTCTCATCATAATATAAATACTAATATTATACATTCCATAATGGCTGATTATATTGATAATGATAACAATAGAAAAAATGATATGGATGAATTAATACAAATTTATACATTGTTATACAAGATGAAAGGAAATAGAAAATATTTGCATGATCTATTATATTCAAACCAATTTATTCCTCTAGATGTTCAACACAGTATTGAAAGTAATGATTTTATAATACAAGAAATAAAATCTCCTGATTTCAAATTAATAATTTACAACTATGCAAATACTGACAACACAGATACTGACAACATAGATACTGACAACGCAGATAGTGTTGATGTTAATAAAATTATTCACATAATATATATTATGATAGAAATCAATAAACTCGTAACACGTTCTAAAGATGTTCCGAAAAAAATCCCCAATATAATGCTCATACTAGGAAAGCAAAGAAAACAAATTTATCCTGAGAATAATTATGATGAAGGTATTTTATGCCCATCAAACATAAATTCAGGTTCGTCAATTATGGGTATTAATGTGATGATCTGGAGAAAGGAAGAAGTACATAAGGTGTTAATTCATGAACTAATACATTTTTTTGGATTCGATTTTCATTCACACAATCACGGATATGATGAGTTGCGTAAATATGTGATGGATACATATAACGTAAGAGTTGTCGATAGTCCAAACGAATCATATACAGAATGTATTGCAACAATTATTCATTCACTATTTGTTTCATTCTATACACATAAATCATTCAGTGATGTTTTCCGATATGAATTATTATTTACATTATATCAAGTGAGTAAAATACTATCATTTTATAAAATGAATACAATCGATGAATTGGGTTATAAAATAATAACACAAACAACATCAGTTTTTTCATATTTTTTTATAAAGGGATTATTACTGTTTAATATTGATAAAGTGTTTGATTTTATCGGACAAATCGAAGGTATTAAAATAACAAATAGAATTAGTGAATTTAAAGAATTAATCCAACTATGTACAATATTATCTAAAAAAACATATTTTGTTTACATCAATAACATAATGAAATTAAACAAATCTAATAATAATAACTATAATAATTATGACTTTATTTCAAAAACAATGAGAATGACATGTTGGCAAATTGATTAATATTTATTATTTATTATTTATTATTTATTATTTATTCTCCGTAGTAAATTTAATTTTATCTATAACATTTATGAAATGGGTGTAAGAAAACTCTATAAATTTTTGAGTGAAAAAAAATTAATAAAAGAATATCCCAATTTAACTCGATATGTTAATTCTCGAAAAAGAGATAAAATACAACATATGATAAATTCGGAATCAATAATTGTAGCTATTGATTTTTGGCTATATGCACATAAATTTACATACTCATATGGTAATATGATAATCGGTTTCTGGAACCAAATTATAAAACTATTATCACATAAAATAATTCCGTTATATGTTTTTGATGGGCGACCACCTCAGGAAAAAAATGCGGTAATTCAATTGAGACATCAAAAAAGACAAAATATGGAAAATAAATTAAAAGACATATATGATGAATTAACTGATGAACAAACAGTATCAAATAACTCGGAAAGTATAAAAGACGTCGACATCAACAGTGAAAATTACAATACAACAGAAACTATAAATGATCTCGAAAAAGAGAAAAATAGATTAGAAAAATCAATTATATATATCAAAAAAAATGATATCGATATTGTAAAACAATTCTTTGATATTTTAAGTATTCCTTATCTGGATGCAACTGGTGAAGCTGATGCATTATGTGCTAAATTATTCAAAGAAGGATATATAACTTCTTGTTTATCCGATGATATGGATATGTTGGCCCTCGGATGTAGAAAAACAATAAAATTTCTCGACGGAAAGGTTCTTGAATTTGATTTATCATATATTTTAAAAGAATTAGAACTTTCATATGAACAATTTGTTGAAATGTGTACATTATTCGGTTGTGATTATATTAAACCCAGTTTTAGATTACAACCCGATGAATCATATGCGTTGATTAAAGAGTACGGGTCAATTGAAAATATATTGAATGAAGCAAATCATCCGATTTTTAATAGAGAAAACGAAAAATGTATTAATTTTATAAAAGGTTATACAAATGCTAAATATCTATTAATCAATTCCCATAGTTCAGAAACAATTCCTAAGCAATTCAAACCATGTATAATCAACGAAATAGATCCTTTTATAGTCATGAAATACCTAAAAATATATGGTCAAATTAATTTTGTTATTGATGATAATTTTATGCAACGAATTATTACAAGTATCGAATATGTCAATAATTATATATCCCGCAAATATCTTCGTTAATTATTTAATTATAAGATTAATTAATTAAAAATAAATCAAAATAAACTAAGCTACCTCAACATACGAATAAAGTGTATGTAAAAATGTAACCATGCCTGCAAACAAAAATCCACATGCATACATTATTACACGAGTTTCGAATTCAAAAAAATGCAAGTTGTTGCCAAACATAAATGATACTAACGTAATTGTAAACACTATCTGATAAAATATTTCAATGGCTCTCATTAATTTCGTCCTAAAATCGAACTCTATTTTAACTTCAGTTCCTGTAGTTGCTGTAGTTTCAACATTTTCAGCCAATATGTTGAATACGCTATCAAAAGTTAATGGTGAGTGATTTTTATAACAACAGATTGTAGAAATAACAATTCTAAGAAAAAAATATTCGAATATTTCTTGAAAACTCATCGCGCCGGAATTATTATCATTTTTAATAGCAAATAAATAATTAATTCCATAAATAGTAGTAACAACACATATCAACGTATACAAAAAATTATAGCCAAGTATATTTTGTGGTTGATATAGATGTATTTTATTCATTTTAATAGTTTAGTTGTTTTCATTTTATAACTAAATAACTCGTTTCCGCACTAATAAATTCAAATTTTTTGAAAAACTATATACTCATCGAAATTAATTAAATGCAAATATAAATAAAAATTGATCAAAAATTATGCTGCAAATTTAATTAAGTTTTGTTTTGTAATCACTAGCTTAATTCAATATGTTTCAAAATACTGTTTATAGTTCCCCATCTGGTATCAAATATTTTGTTCCTTCTAAAGAATTAATTTCTGTCGAACAAATTATTAAATCTTCTAATGCAAAAATGGCATACAAAATGGCTATTATTGGAGCATTACTTGGAGACGCTAAAGGTACATCAACCGAATTCGTTGAACGTGTTGATATTAATAATATTTACTCTGATGCTTTAAATACAACATGGATTAATTTCAAAGACAAACATCGTTCTAGGTTTCATTGCGGTTTTGGCACAGATGACACAGCACAATTGTATATGTATATTAATACATTGGCAAAAAATACAACTAACAAATTTGATCATAAAGATTATTCTAACTTTATCTTACTACTTCTCAGATGGTTCTCTGGAGGGTTACCGGAAATTGGACATCCGGAATGTCAAGGAATTGGTAACCTAACTTTTAATGTTTTGAAATATTTAATGAGTAATATTAAAAAAGCCGTTAGGAATGATGAAATTATTTGGAAAAATAATGTTACTCAAGATATGATTTATCAGTATAAAGAAGAATTTGAATTAACTAATGAACTGGTTAATAATATTGATTCGTTTAAAAACTTTGATTTCTTTACGCCAGCAAAGTTAGCTTGGAAACAGATACTAAGAAATGATAAATTTAAACCTCAACCAAACGGAGCAGTTATGAGAACTTCTGTTTTAGGCTTCACACGAGATCTAGATATTGCTTTTCATAACACCAAACAGTTGGCTTCACTTACTCATTACGATATTAATTGCACTGCTAGTTGTTTGGTTATTGTCGGATTAATGAATTATATCCTTTATAACGATATTTATAATGTTGATTTTCATGATGTTCTTACAACAATTATAAACAGTGTTAAAAAATATGTATATGCAAATACAGATACAGATATAGATACAGATAATGATTTTGATTTAGACTCATTCGACAAATATTGTAATATCAAAAATCTCAGTGAATTAGTGCATGAAATTGATGGTCAAAAAATGGGCTATACATATATTTGTATGGCATGTGGTATTTTTGCATTACGAAAAGTTTTTGATATTAATACAAAAAATGTCAAAAATATTAATAATATCTTCGATCCTATTCTTGAAATTACCAAAATGGGAGGTGATGCTGATACTAATGCAACTGTCGCGGGAGCATTAGTGGGAGCTTATTATGGACGTATCAAAGACGATAATAAAGATATCATTTTTGATTTTTCACACAATCTTTTTAAGGTTCCAAAAGAATTATATGAAATGTATTTTAATTGCTGTCATGATTTACTACAAAATCTATAAATTTACTCATTTGTTTATCTGAAAAAAATAAAATAAAAAATAAAAATAAAAATAAAAAAATTTAATATTTGCACCACCCATTCGGTGAACAATTAACACAAGCAGGATTTGGATCCCAGAATGGATTACGTCCACAACTTCCACATGAAGATGGAACTGCTCTTGTCACGGGATACAAATCGTGACGAGCTTGATAGGAGAACTGCCCATTAGAGGGATATTGACCGGATTGACCCGATTGAACCATTTGGCCAAATTGACCAAACTGACCAAACTGACCAAATTGGCCCGATTGGTTGTCGAATGACGAGATGAAATTCCCAGAAATCCCATAATTGCTGGAATTTGCAGCACTTTGTTGTCTCTTTACATTCATCTTTTGCTCGTGTTGTTGTTGACATCTCTCACTGCAATAAGTTTTCGGTCTTCCGTTGACGAGTCCAACAATACCACGACAATTCCTGCAAACCATTTTGAGTCGATACAAAAGATACGAAAGATTTAAGATGGTGATTAGATACCAAATGTTAATAACATGTGTCGAATCATTAAGGACGATACAATAATTTTAAATATTCAATTTTTTGTATGTTCTTATTGAATAACTAAACAAATTATTAATCTTGTATATATATTATGAACATGTTGAATGTATTGGACAATTTACAGCTATTGGAACAATCGAATTTACGTGTATTTAGAATTAATCTCGTATATCACACAATAAATAAATGTTATGAAAATACAAATTTTGATTATCACACTATAAAAAAAATAGGATCGTCATATGATAAAGTCGCAGTATGTACTTATCCCGATAGAATAGAATTTTCAGGAAAACACATTGATGAAATAAATGAAGTCGCAAAATATATATTGATATATAATCCGCATTTAATTTTTGACCATTGTAGTGTTCAATGTAAAATGCGAATTGCATATTGTGATTTATTGGGGCCATCTGAAAATTTATCCGGTGTATGTAAAAAACTTTATCATAATAGTGCAGAAATATGTATAGTATACAATTATGTCATTATTTCTGGTAAAATATATGATATTATTGGTGCATATAATTTAATCATTAATCACGTTACTGTAGATGATTCTAAATATATTAAAAAAATTTCACAAAAAGATCCATCTGAAGTAACAAATATGGTCGTCGAAATATAAACATAATAAATTAAAATGAAAAATAAATAAAAAAATTGATTAAGTAAATATTATAATATTATTATAATTATACAACAACCCAATATTAAAATATCAAAATATCAATATATCAAAATGGACAAATCAGATTTAATTGATATATTACCCGCTAATTTAATCAAAAAGGGAACTTATATGTTGGCAGATGATGTCGTATGTAAAGTAGATGAATACCATACTGCAAAAACAGGAAAACATGGATCAGCCAAAATGTTAATAAAGGCTTATGAACTTGTATCAGGTAAACAAAAAGATATTTCTATATCAACCAGTGATAAAGTAGAGATTCCCATTATTAATAGAAAAGAATATTTACTCATGGGTATAGAAGACAATTTTATGCAATTATTAACCGACAAAGGCGAACTAATTGAAAATATAAAATTAAATAGTAATGATGTAAGTAAAAAATTGCTTGAGTCATTTGAAAATAAATCAGATGAACAAGAAATAACAGTATCAGTAATGCATTTTATGAACCAAACACTCGTTGATGACTTCAAAATGAAATAATTTATTTAATACATAAAAGTTTTATTTATTCATTGTAATCATATCGAGTAATTCAGCAAATGTTCCGTAAACTTTCCCGATGTGTTCGGAAAAAACATCAGGAATTTTATAAAGTCTGTTAGTATGGTCAATTTCGTCAGCATTCATGTGGTAAACGTCTATGATTACATACGGTTTGTTTCCACTTTCAACGCCCAATTTATAAGTATAGATATCAATGGGGAAGTGGTATCCATCTATTTTTTTGCCATGGAAAGGAATACCAAAGTCTATGTTAGGAATGTTTTGAACAATACAGTCTAATTGCTTTGGATTAGAAATTTTATGGTAATATCCCAAATAAACCTTTTTATCACTGACTTTGATTTTAAAATCAAATTTATGAATACGTGTTTCACAAAATGAGTTATACTCGATAGAATCATCGTTATATTCTTGATTTGTTTGATTTGTTTTATTTATTTGATCATTCTTATCGTCACCATCGGTTTGTATTGTTCTTTTTGGTCCATCATATCCACTAAATAATGATGTGTTAAGTTTATTTTCTCTTTCGACTTTCATATTGTGTAAAATTTTAAATGTCGATTCGGTTAAAGTATTACTCAAATATTTAATAGGGAGTTTTTCAACAATCATTGTTGGATTAGTCAAATATTCATAGAATTCATTATAACAATTATATTTAGTATTTTTTTTATTAGATTTCAAGTAAGTTAAGATCTTATTTTTTTCATCATCACTTAGTTCAAAATTATCATCATAATCATCATAATCATCATCAGAATCTGTCTTTTTAGTAAAAAAATCTTTTCCAACAGAAAATGTGTTTCTGATAGGATTATACGAAACAGTATAATTTATATTGTTCTTTTTATAACATAAAAGTGGACATTTTACATTATTATTTTCACTAAATTCGTTAACAAAATTATTAACGTCATAATTCGATATAACAGTCAAACCGTCAACATCATATGTCTTTTTGTAATCATTGACCAAAATATTTATATTTTCATAAAGTGAATTTACACTTTCCTGCAAATTATTTAGATTGATAGATGATTTGAATAAAGATCCCGATATTTCGTCAGAATTAATTGTATTATTTTCTTTTAAATCCTTATACGGAACCAAACGTATTACTCCATCAAATGGAACAATTGCAAATTTGATACTTCCTATTTTTGCAAATGTTTTTATTCTCACATTGAAATGGTCGTTCAGATACAATAGGTGATGTCCGTCATCGTCAATGGGTGATGAAAGAGTTTTATACTTCATGTCAGGAAATAATTTCCTTACTTCATGAATAATTATATTATAGGGTTCGTACATCTTATTATAAAAATCTTCGTATGTTTCAGAATTTAAAAGAGCCTTGACAATATCTAATCGATATTTTGATGTGTTATTACAATAAAGGTCACAATAAAACGGATATTGTTCCTTAGTTTTTATATTAACGATATTTCTGATCCCCAGAATGACTCCACAATCGCAATCATCGGATCCATTAATTGTGAATTCATAATGGTTATATAAACATTTGGCGTCAAAGAAATTTTTGTTTTCGCATAAACAGCTTTGTCCCTTGTCATGATGGGCACTTCTGTCCGTTTTGTATTCCAGAATTTTGAATCCAAGTTTGTTCAAATCATTTATCGTATCATCAATATCTATTTGGAAGTTTTTTTCCGGATCATTAGTGTATTTTTTTAATTTAAAGCATTTTTCACCTTGTTCATTTATATAAATGACTTGATCGTAAAAACGATGATCATTATTTTCGTCATTATTTTCGTCATTATTTTCGTCATTATTATCATTGGTGTAATAATCATCATTGTAGTCTTTGAGTTTTTTTGATACAAAATCTTCGCACACACCAATGAATCCATAGTTAACACCATCTTGTTTATTTTTCTTATTTGATCTGTGTTGTTTATTTTGAAATTGATATTCTTTTCTTATCTCATTAAATTTATGTCTGAACGATTCGATCATATTTAGAGCATCTTGTGAACTTATATAACTATTTTCACTTGTAGACATACTTTTCTTTGAAAGATTTAATATGTTACGATTAATTTTATAATTAATGACAACATATTATTGTTTCAATTTTTATAGATAAACAAATAAACAAAAATAAAATAAACAAATTCAATCAATGATTTAGTTGTCATCATCGTTATCACCGTCGTCTTCATTGCCCCAACCATCATAAGCCTCATCGATGTTACCCTCCACGACACCGTCGTCTTCATTGCCCCAACCATCATAAGCCTCATCGATGTTACCCTCCACGACACCGTCGTCTTCATTGCCCCAACCATCATAAGCC